ATTGGAATCGTTAGGCTTACCAAAGCGCTCTACAAGCACATCTTCCGAAGTAACTGTAGTAGGTTCGGATACTGGACCCCACGAAAACACGCCGGCGGTTGCGCCAGCCGAAGTAGAAACTGCAGGGATAATAGATGAGAAGTCTTTCTCGATTACTGTTACGCCTGGAGATAGTGCAAATGGCATTGTGATTCTCCTTGAGAGTTATATTATATGGTAAACAAATCAGCTTGTCTACTGTATTTATTATTTGAGAAGTTCCAAGCCTTCTCGCATATCCGTCTGTTGTCCATCATCATAGAAACCAAAAGGAGTCAATTCTTGTTCAATCATTTTCATTTGGTTTTCGTAAATCACTTGTCTAATATTTATATTAGACAATTCTTTAAAGTATGTATTAGTCGTAGCCCAAGAGAATAGTACTAGAGGCATGACTAAATCATCATGATAACCTTCATCCGCTTCGTAAGAATTCTTAACCTGAATGAAAGTTGAGATTTCTGATATGATATCCGCATCTGGAATTAGAAGTCTCTTTTCCTCAACAAGAGTCTTGAAGTTAGAACATCCAATTCTCTTAACTCGTTTATCTGTTACAACTCCGAGTTGAGTACGGCCTCCGCCAAAACCACCAGAAATAACTTGGCCATCGCCAGATCTATTAACAAATACAAGATTTTCATATTCATATTCGTTATATAAAATATCTGCAACTTGTTCTGACGAGTTAATCTCAACTAAAACATATGCATTATTATATTCAGTACCAACTTTGTAAATTACTGAAGGATATAGAAGAGGACTAATCTTGTTATCTCTATATTTAGCAACAACGCGGTAAGGCATCTCGGTCATATCAACCACGACAAAAGCAGAATAGTCTCCACCAACACCTTTAGCAGTGTCGGCAACTAGACAATATGCTCTTCCGGGTCCTTCACTACTTTCTCGTACTGGCTTCTCGTAAATATCAAGACCATCTTTCTTATAGATGATATCACCTGCCGACATTTGACTAATAGTGTTTGCAGATACGAGTGTAAGACTTGAACCCAAGAACTTACATAATACTTCTTGATTAAACTTAAGATCTCCAAGAACACGGTGTTGAGCATCAGCCCAAGCTTGATCACGTCCTGGAATTTCAGTATAAGGAATGAATAATGGAACGAATCCATTACGTCCTTTTTCAGCATCATTCCAATACTTCCAAAAGTGATTATAACCTAATGGAGTTGAACTTAAAAGAATCTTCGTATCAGAACCAGACGAGATTGTAGGATAAACGGAAGCAAAGAAAGCTTCGGCAATATTATTTGGAATAATTGCGGTTTCATCAATGTACAACATGTTAACTGTTTTACCACGAATACCTGCTGTAGTGGTTGCAGCTGTAAATACTTTCGACCTATTCTCTAATTCTACGTCACCCTTATTCCAAATAACAACACCTTGTTGCATCCACTTTGGAAGCATCTCATACATAATTTGATAACGATCTAATACTTCACGTGCTGCAGAAGCTTTATGTGCTAAGATAGCAACTGTCTTAGCATCTTGGAAAATTGTATACCATAGAATGTAAGCTGCGGAAGTAGTAGTTTTACCTTGCTGACGTCCTTCCATCAAGATAACCATGCGATTACGATGGATGACGTTGATCTTATTAACTTGACATGGGTACAGTTTGAAAAGCTGTAAGCCGTAATCAAGCGTAACTATCTGACAATAATTATTAATGAAGTATATTGGATCTTCAGCACACTTCACATACTCTTGCAGTTGCTCCTGCGTAAATGATATCTGTTGACCAGCAGCTTTTAAGTTCGAATTCGAATTATAAAATTTCAGTTCATCACTCATTAGATATTTTCAGTCCAATTATCTGATGTGATATTGCCAGTTGTTGGATCACCTTCAGCATTATGATCTGCCATGTTAGCAGAGTTTGTCACATTGTTTACATCAACAATAGTATTAGTAATAATCTTACCATCTACAACTGGGCCATAGAAGCTTGTCTTCAAAGTAAAATTCATTGTGTATGTAACAAATCTACGTTGATTAAAGTCACCATCATAATCATCTTGAATGTTTACACTCTCAAGAATAATAGGAACATCCATAATGATGTTACTCTCGGGTACTCCTTTGAGACTTACTGTGTATTCTGGAGTAAAATATGGAAGGATCTGTTCAACAATCTGAAGAGCATCTTCCTGAGTTTTTGTCAAGCAATATAATGATATGTCAATATTATATGGCACAGGTGCATATGTTTTTGACATAGTATCGCCAGTACCACATGTTATATAATTCATTCTATTTGTTTTACGACCTGCATCATAACTCATTCCTGTAATTTCAAAAGATAAACGAGGAAGAGTAGTATATGTGTGATTATCTAGATTAGGATCTTGTTCTATTCTTACAATCCATTTTTCTTTTGGAGCATAAGCTATTGGAACAGCAATCGTTTGTTCTGTGCTATCTCCTAGCTTTCTCTGAATGCGAATGTCGCTGAATAGACTACCGAATGCGACGATAATCTTTCGCGTAATCGCGTGATAGAAGATATTATTACTTAGCATTAGAGAGCTGCTATTCTAGTTTTGAAATTAGCAAAGTCTGTTGAAGCTGCTACAAGCGTTTTAAGATCAGCGATAGATATAACTGAAGGCTTATTTGTAAGATCACTATAATTACCAGAGAAGATTAATGGCTTGTTTGACAAATCATTATAAGATCCGCTGAATAGTGTTGGCTTATTTGTTAACTCAGTCCAAGAAATGTTTTCAAATAATAGTATGGAACCAGTTGTCTTAAGTACTTTTCCAGCTTTTCCGCTCTGTGAAGGAATTTGTATATCTGCATTAGCGAGATTATACAATTCTGTAAAGTTATTATTTGCTTTTGTAAAAGCATCGCGTAAAGTATCACCAGTTCTAGTGTTTACTGATGATCCAACGTTAATAGTTTGTTTTGCCATATTATGCTCTATCTGCTGTTACATTTCCTGCATCGGTATGTACGGTACCACTGTCTGCAGTAAATGAAGTTAAAGGTAAATCTCCGAATGGATTTGATGCGTCAAATACTATTTCTGTAGCTTGAACTTTGAATTCGTTGTTATCACCGAAAGACTGAACGATATCAACGTCAGTTTGTTTCTCCACATCAGTTGTCTTAAGTGTTTCAAATACATCGATATCTTTGATTCCCGTATCCATTCTCTCAGAAGCATATTGAAAGAGTTCAACTTGAAGACGATAAACGTAAAGCTTGTTAAGTTGATAAAATGGATCTTGATGTTCTACAAATTTAATTTCAAATAATCCGTTTGTCAATGGGAAATATAAAAGATCTCCTTCACATGGACGATTAGGTAGAATGGTGCCATTGTGCTTTGTGACAATACGTTCCCATGTTCTACGAGCAACCGTTAGAGTTGCCGACTGTTCCATCATCAAACCAAATTTCTGAATGAAAGCACCTTGGCCTTCAAATCCTGAAATTGTTTCGAGATACATGTCGATTGGATATGCATTTTCAAACTTGGAAAGTCTATCTTCACCGAGGATCTCATCCTTGGCAACAAGAGTTCTAGGAATATAGTAAAACTCCTGACCCCAGATAGAAATAGACTCAATAATCAGATCCTCGAGAAGATACTGCTCATTACGAGTTCCATGAGTAAAATATACGTTTGGCATATTACCCCATCATGAATTCTAATGGTGCTGACTTATTCATTAGATCGTTTTCAAGATCCTTTATCTCGTCTTGTGCTTCTGCATACAACTTATCACCATCGATAGAAACTCCACCTGGTAATTGTAATCCTTGAAACTTCTTCAAGTTTGTAGCCCATTGTTTCTTGATAAGAGCAGTAGCATAATGCTTTAACCAATTCTCATTATACATTCTTGGTGCAACTGCTGGGTCTAGAGCACGATAGCACTCTACTAGAATAAAACTTCCAGCAGGAATATTTTCAACCCAATTCTCATCTATATAAAGACGATTTGTAAGTCTATTAAATCTATAAAGAGGATGACCATTTAGAGTTAGATCTAAAAGTGCTAGATGACTCATCACCATCGAATAGTATATGACCGACGTTGAAGTTAAGTCATACAGATCATTTAAGCGTAGTTGATACTGAAGATCGAAGATAGACTTAGATGTAGAAGTTCCTGCTGCAACTGGAAATACACGCGTAACACCATATATCAAATCGTTCAAAGGAATTGATTTTGATGTAACATCATCTGACGTTACTTGGTATTTTAGATATACTTTTTCAATACCATCGTAATGATACTGACGAAAATATTCTATTGCTTCATCTATACGATCTTCTACTTGTTGATCATCGATGTTAATCTCGACAACGGGTTCTCCAAGCGCTCTTAGACAATAATCAATTAAAGTTTGTCGTGTAGTAACAGCCATATTATTCTCCTAGTTTATTTATAGGTGTTTCCACGAAGCTTATACTTTCCAAGGCATTGTGTCATACTCAAGTGATACTCCACTACGTGGTTTAATTTGTTGTTGATACGATTGTTCCAATTGAGAATCTAAAAAGTTTTTTTCTTTTTCAGATAATGACGATTGTATCCAACCAATAACCTGTGCTTCACTCAGCTGCGATAAGGGAGTAAAATTACCAGACTCGTGTAATCTTGCAATATCACTTATTTTAAACTTAGTCATTCCTGGAATGCGTGTTTTAATTCCATTAGAATGTAATCCATGCTTTGACCAGTGGATTTCCGTAACTGCTCCATCTACTGCACCTTCATTTAAAGTGTGCATCATATCTATTTTCCATGTATATGTAGTTGTCATGTTTATCTCATTAAAAGGTTATTTACAAGTTCTTCTAGTTTTGCTATACGTTCTTCTTGAGAAGAAATCTTTTCTTTCAGTACTACAACTTCTTTAGCTAATTCTACAGCGGATGCTAATGCTGCATTTCCATATGAAACAGAAAGTGTTTTAATATCATCATTTGCTTCTGTAACAGCTTCAGGCAATAATGTTTGAAGAGATTGCGCTGAGACACCGACTTGGGTTAACTTTTCCCCATCCATACGGTCATATATGCCAGATTTGATTTTTGCTAATTTTGCAACAAAATCTTCTGGCACATTGCGCCAATTAGTCTTCAATCTCTCATCGGAATTGGCCGTAACATTTCCTGATGCTCTAATCGAGTAAGACATACAAGAAGCAAAACCACCATTAATTAATATAATTAAACCGTGTGAATCTAGATTACCTGCAGCCCCACCAGCATTTGGATGACTCCAACACATTCCGTATAAATTATTTACACCACCACCAGCACTTAGCTTATAAGAGTCTCCCATTGCAAACACGCCTTGGAAAAGGTAAGAGCTATACACACCAACTACACTGTGTCCGTAGTTACTGTCCAAGTATAACCAATAGT